TCATATGCATTAAGCTCCCAATCTGTAGCAAATTTATACAAGCTATCTTTGCCTGTATAATGTTTTTGTGTGTGTATCGTTTCGCCTTCGAAATCGGTTGTTTCGCCTTGTTTATTTACAAACATTTACTTTATTCCTTTCATTATTTTTTTCTTTTCTGCTGCCGTATATCCATATAACGACAATATACGATCACAAGCATCTTTGTTTAACAATTCTAAATATTCTGTGGCTTCACTTTTGCTTACCTGATAATGTTCTGCAAGTTGTTCTATTAGTTTTGTGTCATACTTATCAGACTTTTTGCCTTTAACATACTTTGCAAAGGCTTTATTATTAGGAAGAAGATCATGATACAATTTATACGTGTCTCTAGGTTTGAGTTGTCCTATAGTATAGCACTGAAGTTCATTAACAAGATCCGTTAACTCCATTCTCATTGAAAGCCAACGATTCACAATAAATGGAGAGAACTTTTTTTGTTCTATGTCTGTCCATTTATCCCAAGCTTTCTTTTTGCTTGTTACTCCATTAATAAAGTCAAATATTGTTGCCATTATAAATTATATTTTTTTCGCCATTTAGCTTCAAAGTCCGGACCCATTCCCATTTCTAATATTATAGCATTTTCTGGAATACCAACCAATTTTTTTGCTGTTAATATGTCGTCGATGCTTTTACGCTTATACGTTTTAATTTTTGTTTTTGCATTGCTACGATTACTCGTTTTAAAAACAAGTGTAATAGTTCCTTTTAAGATTTTATCTGCCATACGCGTTTTATTATTGATTTGCTAATTCTAATTGATTCTCGTTAAATATATGTAATAGTCCAAATTCATCCATTTCTCCTACAATTCGAATATCTCCTTTAAGGGTTGTAAATACTCCTACTATTGTACATGGAAATGCATATCCTTTTGGTTTTACTGCTTTGTCTCCAACTTTAAATTTACTTTGCATTATATCCTTATATTTCATTCATAATATTAACAAACATAGCCATTATGTTTATTTCTTTGTCTACTACCGTTGCATCTTTAAATTGTGCTTCTGCAATAATCAATATAATCGCTGCAATGTGTCCTGTAGCAAACTCTTCTAAATTATCATATAAAAATGTATACATTGGCGTAAAGTCTTTTACTTTGCTATCTGCAATACATTTTCTAATCTTGTTAAAGGTTGCTTTTTTGTCTTTAGCTGTTTTAAGCATTTCCAACACTTCAGTCATATAATTTGCTTGAATTGCACTTGCTTTGTCTAATTGCAACATCCCATCTACTACAGAAGCTTGTGCAGCATTAATTGCTCGTCGTATATCTGGATATGATGCATTGATAATTGCAGCAATATCTTGTATGTCATATGTAACGCCTTTTTCTTCAAGAACAGTAACCAATCGTTTTGCTACGTCTGTTTTATTAGGTGGTGTTATTGCGAATGTCTGACATCTACTTTGTATTGGATCAATAATCTTTTCTACATAGTTACATGTTAATATGAATCTAGTAGTTTTGCTATATGTTTCCATTAGGTTACGAAGTGCAGCTTGAGCATTAGGTGTCAAGTAATCTGCTTCATCTAATATAACAATCTTCCAACGCTTAAATCCTACTGTTGATGCATATCGCTTAATCTTGTCTCGTACTGCGTCTACTGAGTTTTCGTCAGATGCATTAATATACATCATATCGGCGTCTACACTACCAGCAATAATTTTTGCTAAGGTTGTTTTACCGGTTCCAGCTGGACCAAAGAATAATAAATGTGGAACATCACCATTCTTAATGAATATCTTGACTTTGTCGACGATATGCTCATTACCAATATATCCATCCATTGTTTCTGGGCGGAAGGATTCTACCCATAATGTATTTTCTGTTACTCCAAACATAATTTATTTATTACCTGTTGATCCAAATCCATGTTCGCCTCGTTTAGTACCCGTTAGGCTTGTTACTGGATTCCATTCTATTCGTTCTACTTTGTTCATTACCAATTGACCGATTCGTTCTCCTTTCTGTAGAAACACTTGTTCTTTTCCATGATTAATCAAGATTACGCCAATTTCTCCTCTGTAATCTGCATCTATTGTTCCAGGACTATTTAATACAGTTATTCCTTTAGATAAAGCTAATCCGCTACGAGGTCTAACCTGAATTTCATAGCCAATTGGAATTTCAACGGATAATCCTGTTTTAACTAACAATTTATCACCTGGATTGATAGTGGCATCATGATTAGATCTTATATCACACCCAGCTGCAGCTGCGGTTTCTACCATTGGCAATTTAATGCCGGCATCTTTTACTACTACGTTAACTTGCATATTAATTCTGTAATTGTACTAACCAGTAATTAGAATCAAAATCTGTACCTGTAAAGTCAATTCTAGATAAACCTTGACTTGATATATGCATTGTACCCTGATCGCCTTTATTAGCAACCAATACTTCTTTTAGCTTGTCTGCACTAAAACAAATTGGATCTAAATTTACAACGTCTGTTGTGCCTACATCAAAAGTAATGTTATCTGAATTAACGGTTGAATAGTTAATAATAAATTTAATAGCACCACTAACTACTTGCACGGCAAAATTCTTAGCATCTGGTAATGCGTTTTTTGCTTTGATAAATTTAGTTACAAACTCATCGTCAATTGGTAACGTTACCTCATATGGTGGTTCTGCGTTGATAGCGGGAACTGCAGGAATAACGGTCGTGTCTGCTAACATAAAGGTTGCTCTAGTGCTTCCTTCACTAATCTTCATAGCATAGTTTTTACCGGCAGCATCTTGCACATCAATATTGATGTTTTCGCCAACTGCAGACAACATTTTCATCAATGCTCCTGTATGATTGATTCCTAATTCTCCTTTCATAAACGGAGTCGTTTTCCATTGCAGTTTCCCAACCACAGTTTGATCCATGTCGATAAGTTCGCAACCTACCCCTGTTTCATTTTCTTTTAGTATTACCGCTTCGCAATTACCTGCAAGATAATAACGATTGATAAATGATTGTAATTTACTTTTTTCCATTGTGTAACCTATTTAAAATTTAAAAAATTTCTCGAATTGTTTAGCATCAGTGGTAGATATACTATCGCCACCAAATTTCTTGTATGTCTTTTTATATGTTGCATATACATTCATTGCGTTGTCTGGATCTGCAAACATTTCGTGTAATGATAATATGACATTGAATAATTCCTTAGGAATTGCAGTTTCTAATAACTCAACATGATTATGACTTAATTTATTAATGTCTTTTACAATTTCACAATATAGATGCGTATTATGCACTACCATTCTAGGCATACCTTCTTGTGAATATCTGTCTAATCCGGTTGCTGTCTGTCCACCTAAATATTCATAGTTAAAATCATTACATGCTGGACATCCTATACTACAAGGGACTTTTTTGCTTTTGTCAATAGTTATAACACCATCCTTACCTTGTTTAATATGAGTCTTTCTGCGATATTCTGCATTCTTTGGAAAATATAATTCTGTGAATGTCTGAGTCTTATAGTTTCCAGAATGAAGATATGTTCCAAATACCGGATATTGTCCTGGTGAAGATGAGTCAGACATTAATTGTATGCGATTGTCTGTCATTTTATTCAGTAACTCTTGTAATGTTGCTAGTATAAAGAAATCTGATATTTTACTTATTCCTAACAAATGAATATATTCTATATGTTTCTTTTCAAACTCTCTTTCTTGAAGCATTAATGCTATTACATACATGAAGTCTACTAATTTTTTAGGACCTCCTATACACCAACCTTTAAAATCAAAGTCTTTGAACTTGTGATACCATTCTTTATATTCTTCACTAAATGTACCTTGAATAACATTTAAAAATTTAGTCTTTCCACTCTGATTCTTTTCAAACCATTTAAAATTGTCAAATGATATATCCATGGAATCTTGGAAACGGTTTTCAAATGTAACTCTAGGTGGTATATCTAAGTTTGCCGCCACATCGCTATTAGCTTCTAACCAATGGAATATTTTTTCTCGTATCGTGCTATCCCATTTTAAAGCTCCAGTGGCAATTTGGAATCCTCCCGAGTCACCAAATACAAATGTACCATCATCTAACCCTAACTGATCTCTAAAGTCCATTTTCTTGTAATGGTGTCCTGCAGTTACCAGGAAGTATGGGTGTCTCCATTCTTCGGGGTATTCTTTAGCAAAGAATCGCATTGTAGTGCCATCTTCAAATTTAGTATCTTTTTTAAATGCAGATACCATACTACCTGCAGATAATGAAGGTATATATAAAAACTCTTTTCTATCCATTTTGCTCCTGTTCTAATAAATGTTTGCAATATGCTTCTTCATGCCACACATTGATTTCTTTGTCATAGTCGTTTGCTATGATATAACCTTCCATTTGTCGACCTAAATCAGAAACAATCGGAAATCTCATAGTTTGAAAATTATTTCCACGATCAATAACATGATCAAATGTCTTTAAGCAGTCATGTACGTCAAATGGTTGATATAACTTGTCTTGCGGAATAAATTCTGGAAATGATCTGAAATTTGGATATACAACATCGCACCCAAACAGAGTAGCTTCTAATACTGTCCAAGAAACATAGTCTTGACGAGCAGAGTTAAACTGTATTCGTGCTGTGGATAATTGTTCATAATATTCTTGTTTAGTTAGATTATGCATACAAACAAATCTAGGTTGTCGTTTTTCTAATTCATGCATTGCCCCCAATACTCCAGGTAAAGAAGATTTAAACTCTTTACCAGATGTAGTTACGTGCCATGTCCAATCCGGATTATCTGCTAAAAATGCTTCGGCTACTTCAAGCATAAAAAATGGATTTTTTTCTTTGTCTAATCTGCTAGAATATACTACGGTATTTTGTCGTTGATCTAATGGATTATACTTTGGATTTTTATTTAATGCCATTTCTGCATGTAATGGAAGTGAAACAACGTGTATCGGGGCTTCAAATCCTGCTTGTCTGAGTTGTTCTTTGTGAATAGTAGATCCTACAAAAATACCTGACATTCGTTTGTCTAATCCTAATTCAAACCCACGCATCCAGTTTTTCATTGGATATGTAAAGTCATATTCATCTACACTTTGTGCGTGAAGCATTGAATAAAATTTTAAATCAATACCATATAAATCTATTGCATATAATATAGACTCAATACCCGGATGCCAATAGTCTTGTAAGAATATTATGTCTCCGTCTTTAACCTCGTCTCGATTCAACATGTCCAAGAAATTTGAACATTGGCTCATAGCAAACTTGCCTCTGCCAACTGCATCTAATACAGCTCCGATCTTTATTTGCTGATCAGGATCGAAGTCCCCTTCAATATCTACGAATTCTAATTGATCTGCATATGGCTCAAAAGTAGCCGGCATCCATTCTTTTGATAGCTGATATGTATATCTAGCTTTTAATGGCTCTAGGCCAAAATAAAATAATTTTCTCATCTTTCTATTATTGCTCCGTTTTCCCAATCTTCCCATACTTCTACTTTGTATAAATAACCAGGATTATTATTTAATATCCATTCTCCAATGTCTTCACAACTCATTCTACCAAATTCTAATATATTACCACCAAAATTAGTTCTTAATTGTTTTTTT